CATACAGTCACATTAATCTTGCTCTATTAACTTTTAACTGCTATAATCCTTTTATGACGTTGAGAGAAAAACTCTCAGTCTAAAAAAAATAAAATAACTACTGACTAATAAGGAGAAAATATGTCTAAGTTTGAATACACAGATGAAATGGTTACCCGCATGAATGATGTTTGTGCCGGTGGCGTAACAGAGGATGTCATTGAGTCACTTTGTGACGAGTTTGAGTTTCCTCGTCGTTCAGTAACCGCAAAGCTTCGTAAGCTTGGTTACGACGTTCCAAAGAAGCCAGGTGCAGCCCCTGTCTTCACCGCAGATGAGACTGATGCTCTCGCTGCTTATCTTGAGGCGAGTTCTGGTTCAAAGACCGCCGAAGAGATCGCTGCTGATTTTATGGAGGGTAAGTTTACCGCTCGTCAGATCAATGGTAAGGCTCTCTCACTAGAGATGACCTCACATATTAAGCCAGCTGAGAAGAAGGTTACACCAAAGACTTACTCAGCCGAAGAAGAAGCTAAGATTGCTACAATGGTCGAGGATGGCGCGTTCCTTGAGGATATCGCTGACGCCGTTGGCAAGACAGCAAATTCAGTTCGTGGCAAGCTTCTGAGCATGGGTCTTAAGGCTCCTCAGAGGGATAAGAAGGGCGCTAAGGCTGATCCTTACGAGGGTATTGAAGATATGCTTGACCAGACAGTTGAGCAGATTGCTGAGAACTTCGACAAGACAGTTCGTGGTGTTAAGACAGTTCTAACACGCCGTGGTCTTTCTTGTGCCGATTACACCCCAAAGACAGCAGAAGAGTAATCTTCTCTCTTTGTGAGAAATTATGGAGCAGAGTGCTATGCACTCTGCTCTATAAGTGTATTTAAAATATGGAGCATTCACTATTATTAAACGAAATTACAGAGGACAAGATAGACACAGTTTTATCATTAAATGAGAATGGAAAAAGTATATTTTTTGACTCGTTAATTTCACAACATTACCCACATATAGAAAAAACTTCTAGAGAATATAACGAACTTCAGTTAAACTATAGAAGTTGTTGGATGATGGAAAAAATTTATAGAAATAATGATTTTATGAAAGAATGCTTTAGTGTAGTATATACAAAAACTGGATTAATTAGGGATATTATAAATGATTTGTACTATACCGAAGATAATCTTATTATTCATTAGGGGAATTAGATGGGAAATAGTGGGCTAGATCCTGATGCAAGAATGTGGTCTTATGATGGATTAGGAAATAAAGTATATAAAGATAATTATACAAAGCCATATACAGGAATTGAGCTAGAAAAGGTATTAGTAATACTAATGGAAGAGTGTGGGGAATTAATCCATGCCTGTAGTAAAATTTTACGCCACGGTATTACAGATGAAAGATTAAAAAACTTGACACAAGAAACTGGAGATGTTAGAGTATTAATTCAAATACTTATAGCAGAAGACCTTTTAAAAGAGGAAGAAATTAATAATAGATCATCTTTTAAAAGACTCAAACTTATTGAAAGAGGATATATTAATAAATGAAAATTAGATATATAATTCCTTTTGTGTTAGCCTTGGGAGGATGTTCGTTATCGGACGTTCTCCCTTCTTTTTGGGATGATAATCAAAGTTATAAAATTACTGATGTTTACCAGAAGACGGTTAGGTTTGATTGTAAACAGCAACATCTTCCTCAGATCTCTGCAATCAGAGATGATCTACTTTGGTTCCAACTCTATTCTGAGTCTAAAGGAATGTTACAGCAGGACGTAATTAAACTTGTTGCTCCAATGCAAAAGACTGTTGAGGATTTCTATACAAGAAGTATGGAAAAAGAAGGTTCTTTTGCATACTGCGAATCAAAGAAAAAAATTATGATTACACAAGCTAAAAAAGCAGCTAGTGGTGTAATGTGGAGGTTCTAATGCAATTTATTGACGATTTAGAAAAACTTACTACTTGTGGTGATTCATGGGCGGAAGAAAAAGCTAGAATTGCTAAACAAATTTATCAAGACTATCAAGACAAAAATATCACAGAAGATGAATATAAAGAACTAATGGAAGACTTAGTTCGCACTGATGAAGTAGATGCTGCTGAAAGTTCGATTGAAATTAAGTCAATGCTTGTTAGTGCTATCATGATGGGTGCAAAAATTATCTAATGAAAATAGTACTAGTAACTGGAGGATTTGATCCTTTACACTCTGGACATATTGAATATTTTAAGGCAGCTAGTAAATTAGGCGATAAATTAATTGTAGGACTAAATTCAGACGAATGGCTTACTCGTAAAAAGGGTAAGCCATTTATGCCCTTAAAAGAACGTATTAGTGTAATAGAAAACTTAAAAATGGTTGACGAAGTTATAACCTGGGACGATTCTGATGGGTCAGCTAGTGCAGTTATTTTTAGACTTCGTTGTACTACTAGGGATAATGACTCGATAATTTTTGCTAACGGAGGAGATAGAACAGAGACTAATACTCCTGAGCAAAAGCTATGGGAAGATACAGTAGGTGTTGAGTTTGTTTTTGGAGTAGGAGGTGGAAAACAAAATTCTTCAAGTGTTATTTTAAATAACTGGGATAAAGAGTTTGCTACTAGAGACTGGGGTAGCTGGAGTGTTTTAAAAGAATATCCTAATGTAAAAGTAAAAGAACTAGTAGTAACTCCTGGACAATCGTTAAGTATGCAAAGACATCAACACAGAGAAGAGTTATGGTTTGTAGCAGAAGGAACTGCTACTGTAGGAACTTTAGATATCTCATCAGATTATGATTGTTACACCGTAGAAAAGCTTCATACTACAACAATTAAAAAAAGACAATGGCATCAACTACAAAATAAACATGATGAAATACTAAGAGTAGTTGAGATTCAATATGGCGATCTTTGTGAAGAAGACGATATTGAAAGAAAATAACGTTTGACTGTTACTTTAACTTATTATAAAATAGTAAAAAATAAGTAGGAGATAACATGTATTTTAACCAATCACAAACTGATTGGCGCATTTCCCAATGCTGCCAATTTCACGATAAATCACTAGCTAAACGATACAATTTCGGAACAACGACAAAAACCTACGCTCTTAAAGACGGAGGTAAAGAACGTGTTCAATCTAAAGCTATTGAAAATTGTACAAAACTAGTAGATATTCTTTCTACATATTTTACAAAACAACCTAAGAATTTGCGCTGTTTCAGAATCTCTTCTGAGCTGTTTCCTTGCTATACGCTAGAGTTTACTGAGCCTTGGTATGAAGAAATCATGCCAGAAATTTCTAAACTTCTAAAACAAGCGGGTGACATTGCTAAAGAGCATGAAATTCGCTTGTCTGTTCATCCAGGGCAGTATACAGTTCTTGCATCTAATAATCCACAGGTAGTTGAAAACTCCGTTAAAGATCTAGAATACCATGCTTTATATGGTATTCTAATGGGTATCCCTGCTAAAGATTTTGCAATGAATATTCACCTTCAAGGGCTATATGGAGGCAAACACATTGATGGTATTAAGCGTTTCGCCACACATTTCGACTATCTTTCAGACTATGCTAAAGAATGTCTCACTGTTGAAAATGAAGACAAACCAAACGGATACGATATTGAACATACACTAGAGCTTGCCCAACGAGTTCCTATTAGAACTTGCCTAGACATTCATCATTATGCTTGCCATCGTATGCGTACCTCTGAAAAAGCTATCAATTCATCAGGTAAAGAAGTTAATAAAAAGATTAGGGATGAAGTTACCCATATTACTGTGAATGATGATTTCTTCAAAGAAGCAGTAAAAACATGGGGTGATGTACGTCCTCTATTTCATAAATCTCAGTCTTTTCCGATAGATAATGAAGATTACTGGATGAAGCCAAATGCACACTCTGATATGTATCATGATGAAGAGTTGATGTCCTTGGCTATTCCAATGCTTGAGTATGCAGATTTTGAAGTAGAAGCTAAAAACAAAGAAGTTGCAGTGCAACACTTTTACAAATTTATACAAGACGAAGAGTCTATGGCAGGAGAAACCCTAACATGCAAAACTTTTGGAAATACTGGTGTAAAGCAATAGGTCAAAAAGCGTATGAAGATAATAAACAAGCAGATCGAGTAGCTATTATTCGTACCTGTTGGATTATATTACATATTATAACGTGTTTTGCAATTATCGCAAATGCGGTAAGACACTGGTAATTTACATTTTAATTGACATGTATTCTTCTTTATGTTAAAATAAAGAAAAATAGGAGATTGACTATGGCTAGGAAGCCAACAACAAACGAAATTTCAGAAACAAAAATTAGACAAGCTATCTGGATGATAAAAGCAAATAAGACTAAAAAGTCTATTTGTGAGCATCTTGGTATTGCCTACAATACAAAACGTCTTGATACAATTATTAAAGAGTTTCAAGATCGTGAAAGTCGTCTTGCAGATTTAAAGAAAAAACGATCTAAGACTCCTTTTACAGAGTCAGAGAAAAAGAGTATCGTAGATAGTTATAACAATGGTGAGAGTCAGTCCGCTATTGCTTCACGTCTATATACTTCTCCTCAGAGAATTAAGAACGTTCTCATAGAAATGAACGTTCCTATTCGCGCCCGCTCTAAAACTGGTGAAGCAAAAGTAGACCATGTTGTTCAAGACTTAGATGTAATTTTTGCAAAAGGTGATAGAGTTTTCATTCCTAGGAGTAATTCTTTTGGTAAAGTAAAAGAAATTTTTGATGAAGAATGGATTGATTATCATAGACACCCAGAACGTCGTAGATGGGTAGATATCGGAGGTCTAGAGATTGCAAAGAAAAAGTATGGACCAGATTATGAAGGGCAGGAAGACGTTCATTGGAATATTTACTGGCAATATGATAATGGAAGTGAATGGAAAGAAATGGCTATTAAAGAAAAAATTAAAAAAGTAGAAAGTATTATTGAAGAAACCGGTAGGGAGCATTACTTGATTTGGGTAGAGGGAGATTTTGCTCATTTTACTACTGAGTTAAGGGCAAACTTGTTTCCTGTAAAGGGTAGTTAATGGCATTAGATTTACAGAAATTAGCCATCCGACGATTGTTAGATGGCAAAGACCCTGATTTTTATTCTAAATTATCCCCTGTGTATTTCACAGGGGCTAATTCTGCTTTATTTGATAGAGTTCAAACATTTTATAAAGCAAATATTAGAATTCCGACTTTGGATGAGTTTCAGGTATTAAAGAAAGAATCTTCTCTTCAAGAGTACTTTGACACGCAAATTCTTGACGAAGATAATAAATATGATGGAGTTGCTGACGAATTTCTAGTTGGACAATTACAAGACTATTTTATTCGTGAAGAAACTATTGGATTTCTAGATAAGTTTATTAATGAGCTATCAGATTTAGAAAAAATAGAAATTGTAGATCAGTTACAAACACATCTTTTAAACCTCAATAAAGCTCTGCCCATGACAGATGAACTTTATGATGTGGCAGACCTCGACTTTTTTCCGAATCCAGACGATTTTATTCTATACCCTTCTGGATTAAGTGCTGAATATGACTCTACTAATGGCGGTTTAGCCCTACAAGAACTGGTACTACTTGGAGGTCGTAGAGGATCTGGTAAATCTATTATAAGTTTAAATTTAGCTATTAATAGATATTTACAGGGTAATACTGTTGCTTTTTTTACAATTGAAATGAGATATAAAGAAGTTTATGATCGTCTACTAAGTATTCTTAGTGGGGTTCCTTTTCTATCTATTTTTAAGAATGAACTATCCAATGATCAGAAACTATCTCTCGTAAGATCAAAGATTGATAATTTCTATAAGCCAGATTCGGTAATCGAAGATTGGTATAAAGAACTATATTCAACGAAAGATTTTAAAAAGTTTGAACTTCGTGTAAAAAATGAAAAACCTACTCTAAAAGAAAACAGGTTTTTTATTATTGATGATGAAGGACTCACTCTCAATCGTATTGATCACTATTGCAATATGTTTTCTAATCAATATGATAAGTTTAATATGGCTGTAGTAGACTATATTAATATCATTAAACACGATGACTCTAAAGATTGGAAGACACAAATTGTACTTGCAGAAGCCTTAAAAGGTATGAGCCGTAAGTTTAATCTTACTATGCTATCGCCCTATCAGATTGATGCAACTGGTGAAGCTAGATTTGCTAAGGGTATTCTTGATAGCGCTGATAGAAGTTTTGCCTTTTTTCCTGCAAAAGAAGGAGACGATAGAGCACAAGATAATAAACTACAAATTCATACAACAAAAATTCGTAACGGTAAACATATGAGTTTTGAGGTGTTTATGGATTGGTCCTGTGTAAAAGTGGACCCAAATCAAAGTCAATCAATTAATTCAAAACATCATAAAGGAGCAATGTATGGTGATGATGAAAACGGTAAATCTTCAGAAGCGAGTCGTGATATATGAATATGACAGATGTATTAGATCAACATGGTCTAAAATATGAAAAAACAAATAACCCAATTGAAATAGTTATTCAATGCACTTCTGGAAATCATGCGGATAATAAACCCAGTATGACATATAATTTAGATAAAGATATATTTCATTGCTGGTCATGTGGATTTAAAGGAACAAAACGGCGTTTTCTACAAAGTATTGGTATAAATACCGATATACCTTTTGATAGTAAACAACCTTTTAAAATTCAAAAATTACGGGATAAATTAAATGAAGTAATGTTCGAAGATAATATGACGATTCCAGAAGATGCTAGAGCAATAAATGGTAGTGTCCGTAATATTAATGCAAGGACAATAAAAGATTTTGAAGCTTTCTTTACTGAGAAGCTTGGGCTAGAAGATTATATTTGCTTTCCTGTATCACAATTTGGTAAAATAAGATTTATAGAAGGTAGAAACAGATTTGCAAAATCTGAGAAACCAAAATATTATCGTCGTCCTGCTAAAGCTAGATCATCAGATATGCTTTTTCCGTTGGATAAGATAAAAGACAAATCACAGCTCATATTAGTAGAAGGCTTATTTGATATGCTAAATATGTGGGACAAAGGTTATACCAATACCGTATGCGTATTTGGTGCAACTAACTTCAGTACTCCTAAACTAGAAATTCTTGATAGAATTGGAACAACTTTTGTTGAGATACTATTTGATGGAGATGCTGCAGGAGTATCTGGTGCAAACAAGATAGCAAACCTTTTAGAAAGACGATTTATACAGTCAAAAATTATTAAACTACCGTCTGGTAAAGACCCAGGCGACTTAACACAAGATGAATTAAACATGATATTACCAAAGGATAGATATAAAAATGTCAAATAATGTAGCTTTTGTTTTTGCATCTACTTCTGAAAAAGACCCTCAGATTATGAGTAAGTATTTTGAAGAAGAGTTTGATGTACATTTCCTATGCTCAAAACCTAAAGATAAAATTCTAAAGAAAGATATTGATTTAGACTTGTCAGTTCTTGACGAGTATAAAGTAGTGTGTCCTGTTGGCGCAGAACCTCTAAAATACGTAGCTGGTTTAACTGGTATTACAAAATATAATGGTATGTTTATTGAGAAGAAATGGTTACCATTTCTTCATCCTAACATGACAGTTTTCAAACCTCAATATGAGGATGAAATTCTAAAAGCTACTATTCAACTTAAGAAAGTTCTATCTGGAGAAATTGACTCTAATATTCAAGAAAAAAACTATGTGTATATAGACTCACAAAAAGAATTAGATTCTATAATGGATAAGTTTAAAACAGCTAATCCAATAGTAGTTGATATTGAAACGTCTAGTCTATCACCAAGAACAGGTAATGTAATTGGTATTGCTCTATCTACACAAGCTAACGAAGGCTACTATATTCATTCTGATTTAGTAACAAATAATAAAAACTGGTTTCATGAATTATTTAAGACTCGTAAATGTGTTCTTCATAACGCAAAGTTTGATATGGGATTCTTACAGTATGAATTTGGATTTGAATTTCCAGACTTTGAAGATACAATGCTTATGCATTATTGTCTAGAAGAAGCTGTCGGTACTCATGGTCTAAAACCCCTAGCCTTAAGATTTACTGATCTTGGAGACTACGAACGTGAACTAGATGAATATAAGAAAACTTTCGCTCGTAAGAATAAGATTAAACTAGAAGATTTTAACTATGGAATGATTCCAACCGATATTCTAGCTCCTTATGCTGAGAAAGATGCTGATGCTACTTTTCAGTTATGGAATAAGTTTAATCCCCTAATTAGTAAGAACAAAGAGTTTTCTTTTCTTTATAATGAAATTTTAAAACCTGCTACACTTGCTCTTCTTCGTCTAGAGCATAATGGAGGTCCTATTGATATGGACAAACTAGCAGATATTGAAAAGGATTATCAAATTGATATTGAAGAGTGTCTAGCAGAAATCGAGTTGGATGAAGATGTTAAAACATTTGAGCGTCTTCATAATAAAACTTTTAATCCCAATAGCACTCAACAGCTACAAGAACTTTTCTTTAAGATTATTAAACTAAAACCAACTAAGAAAACCGCAACTGGTGCTTGGTCGGTAGATAAAGAAGTTCTTGCTGAGTTAGATCATCCATTAGCTAAGGCTATTCTTGATCTTCGTGAGAAGAATAAAATATTAAATACATATGTATCAAGTATTAGAGAAGGCGTTGATAAAGATATACGTCTTCGCAGCGGTTTCAACATTCACGGAACTACCTCAGGTCGTTTATCTAGCTCTGGAGTATTAAACTATCAAAATATTCCTAGAGACAATAAAGATATTAAAAAGTTATTTAAGGCCCGCCCAGGGTACAAAATTGTTCAAGGAGACTTAGGAACAGCGGAAGTTTATATTGCGGCTGCGCTAAGTAACGACCAGTTTCTACAGAGAGCGTTCAAAGAAAATCTAGACTTTCACTCTTATGTTGCAAAACAGATTTTTAACTTACCCTGTGAGGTAAATGAGGTTAAAAAAGATTTTCCTGATAAGAGACAGCACGCAAAAGCTATTACCTTCGGTATTATGTATCAAGCTGGTCCTGCAAAAATTGCTGAAACAGCAAACGTAAGTGCTACAGAAGCAAAGATGTTTATTAAAAAATACTTCAATGAAGCATATGCTCTAAAATCATATATTGATGATAGTAACGCTCAAATTGAAAAAAATGCTTTCATATATAGTTTCTTTGGACGTAAGCGTAGACTCCCAGAGTCAAGATCTACTAATCGTGGAGTAGCACAGCACGCGATTCGATCTGGGGTTAACTTCTTAGTTCAGAGTGTTGCTTCTGATATTAATATACTAGGACTCATTGACTTAATTAAATGGATTGATGAAAATAATTATCAAAATGATATTCTTCCGTTTACGGTAGTCCATGACTCTATCGTAGCAGAAGTTAGAGAAGATCTAGTTGATTTTTATATTTCTAAAACAAAAGAATTTATTCAAAAAGACCGAGGATGCTCAATAGAAGAATGCCCTATTGGTATGGACTTTGAAGTAGGAGCAAGTTGGGGAGAGTTAGAGAATTATAAATGAATATCATAGATACAACAGATGAAAGGTTGTACCAATCCTGTACCACAGTTAACAATCCTACCTCTCTTAGTATAAAAATGCTAAGAGATCGTATGATAAAAATAATGAAAAAAGAAAATGGTATAGGACTGGCAGCTCCACAAGTAGGTAGGAACGAGGCTATTTTTATTATGAAAAAAGATAATAAAATAATTACTTGTATTAATCCTAGTATATCTTGGCAATCTGATGAACAAATTGATATGAAAGAAGGCTGTTTAAGTTTTCCAAAAACTTTTATATCTTTAAAAAGACCTTCTACCATAGTTGTAGAATACACGGATACAAAAGGAAGAAGAAATATAGAAAAAATGACTGGAGTAGAGGCTAGATGTTATCAGCATGAACTTGATCATCTTAGTGGTATAACCTTTATTCATAGACAAAATGAACAAATTTCGTAATATTAATTTTCCTATATTTGGGTTAAAAAAAGTAATTCAATTAGAATTTACTTTAGATAAGATATATACTACGATTAATAATCAAAAACTTATAGTAGATGATAAAAATATAAAAAATTTATCTTACTTAAGTAGACTTATTGAACTAGATTCTAGAAAAGACTATCAAAGATTAAAGTTTGACTATACAATAAGAAGTATGGAAGAGCTTTTAACATCTAACTGTAAGATGGGTATTGACTCTACTGGAAAAATACATTATTTTGATGTAAAAGAGCAATTTGAATACTCTGAAAGGTGTATAGTAAAAAATAGAAAACACTATTTCTGGTTTAAGAACATAAGCTATCCGTTTGAAATTAATTTAGAAAATATAGAAGAAATTGGCAAAAATAAAGAGTTTTATTATGGAAAGCTAGTCTATATTAATAAAAATTGGTATTTTTTAGGATTTTCCGATGAAAAATCAAGGAAAGAATCAATATGGTTATAAAAATAAATGTAAAATCTGCTACAATTACTGATAAAATATATATAAGAGAAGAAGATATAGAGGATATTTCTGCTTTTGAGCAAGCCTATACGTATCAAATTGTGGACGATTTTCATTATACCTATGAATATGATGAAGAAACTGGAATTTATACTGTTCCGAGTAATTCTTATTCTAAACTTGCGATTGAAACAGTAGAAGATTTAAGAAACTTTGAAGATGCTAGTCAAAAGTTTACTTTTCGAGGAGCGCTAAGAGAAGAACAGCAAGATATGGTAGATGCTTTTTTTCAAATTAATGACAGAGTTCGTAGTGGCTTATTTCAAGCCCCTTGCGGATGGGGAAAAACCTATGTTGGCTGTAATTTATTAGCAAGAGCTAACAAACCTACCTTAATTTTAGTTCATACAAAACTACTTTTTAGACAATGGATAGAAGAACTAGAAAAACAGATACCAGGAGTCAAAATAGGTAAAGTAGGCGACAGTCTTCTAGATATCCAAGATATTACTGTAGGTATATATAAGAGCGTTCTAAATAATATTCCGCAATTACATGATAAATTTGGTCTTTTGATGGTAGACGAAGCACATTTATGCCCTGCCGATATGTTTTCACAAGCAGTAAACGCAATAAACTGTCGTGCAAAAATAGCAATCACTGCTACTCCACGTAGAAAAGATGGTAAACATATAGTTTTAGAAGACTATTTTACTAATTTTAAGTCCTATGCATATGATCCACGCGTATTAGCTACTCCAAAAGTTGAAATATACCAAACAGATATTAGATTTAATGTGCTTGACCCAAAACGAGATTGGAGTAGGCAAACTAACTCTCTAGCAAAAAATTCACAATTGCGCCGGCTGGTAGCTGAAAAAGCCATATCAAAAGTGAGTGGAGGTCGCTGTATACTCATTTTAGGAGAACGTCTAGATTGGCTTCGAGAGTTAAATAAAATTATACCTGACTCAGTACTTTTAATAGGGGAAACTGGGGAGGAACAACGCAAAGAAATATTAGATAACGTAGGTACAAAGTATAAAGTAGTATTAACTACTAAACTTTTTGATGAGGGTATTAGTTGTCACAGATTAGATACTATTTTCTTGGTATTTCCTTCTAATAATCCTATAAAACTGGAACAAAGAATCGGTAGAATTATTAGAGAACATCCAGAAAAGAAGCGTCCTTTAATTTGCGACTTTTGGTTAACAGGACCGATAGTACAAAAACAACAAACTAATAGAAGAAACTGGTATATACAAAGAGGGTATTCTCTATGAGTTTTTATTTTAACTGGAATGAATTATTAAGAAAATCCAAAAAAGATTACGATTCAATTATAGTATTGACATATGCTTCTATGTTTGGATATAATAAGAAAATAGCGAATAGTTCATTAGACTTAGTAAAAAAACTACATATTAATAGAATACCTAACTGGTTAAATTCTAGTATAATAATGAATGATAGAAGTTTTGAGATATTTAATACTTATAGAGTTGAAGAACCTCAAAGCTATTTTAATAATGCATCATTTTTAAAAGCTATTACACCAGTATCACATAAAATACAATATTTATGGTTACTGTCTCATAGAAAAAATGATGATAAAAATTCTTTTATTAAAAGAGATTTCTTTAAAATAAAAGAAATAGATGGATTACGAAGTAACCCATTTATAACTATTGGTAAAGAAAGAATAACTTTTACCTTAGAAAATACCTACACACCAAGAACATAGTTCAACAAGAAAGGAAACACTATTATGGTATCATGGGATAAAGCCAAAGGAAATGCCGGAGGCGGCGGCGGTGGACAACGTCGCGAAATTGAAAGAGTATCTCTAGCAGTTGGAGATACTAAAGTTAGGCTAATTGGAGAAGTTATGCCTCGTTATGTATATTGGGTAGTAACCACAGAAGGCAAAAAGATGCCTGTTGAGTGCTTACGTTTTGATCGTCAGAAGGAAACTTTTAATGAGTCAAATAAAGACCCAATGACAGAAATTGATGAGGAAATTTATTCAGAAAAGCCGCAATTTGCATACATTTGTAATGTTATTGATAGAGCAGATAACAAGATTAAGATTTTTGATCTTCGTTCTACGATTTATAAGCAGATTGTAGACTATGCTACAAATCCTGATTATGGTAATCCAGCTGATGAGGACGCTGGTTATGACATCACAATCAAGAAAGAAAAGACAGGACCTCTACCACAAAATGTCAAGTATTCTGTAATTCCTGCGCGTAATAACTCATCACTATCAGAAGCGGATAAGGCTCTTGAATTGTTTGAACTTGATAAGATTTACAAGCGTCAAACTTACGAGGAGCAGAAACAGTGGCTTCTTCAAAATACGGCTTATTTTGCAGAAGAAGCTTCTGATGAATTTAAGCCAGAGTCCCCAGAGGATCTAGACTAAATGGCAAAAAAATCACTTAGTGATTTTACTACTGTAGAAACTGAAGCCTCATCTTCAGCTCCTACAGGAGCCTTGATGGTAGGTCCAGAAGGACAAACACAGGTTGATCTTCAAAAGCTAAGAGAGACATGTTCAGTATTTTTTGCCACACCTTGTTATGGAGGCATGATTACTGACCAATTCTTTTTGAGTATGTTTAAAGCATCTCAAGAATTAGTAAGACATGGAATTACTTTTAGATTAACTACTCTAAGAAATGAGAGTCTTGTTACTAGAGCTAGAAATATTCTAACAGCTATGTTTTTAGATTCTGGCGCAACACACTTATTTTTTATTGATGCAGATATAGAATTTGAACCGGAATCTATTATTAGAATGTTAGCAATGGATAAGCCAATTATTGCTGCTGCTTATCCAAAAAAAGCTCTTCCAGTTCAGTATGCAATGAATTTCAAATATATTGATCCAGTTAAGAAACAAGTTAGAATCGAAAACGGAGCAGTAGAAGTTTGGGATGCCTCTACAGGATTCTTTTGCATCAAACGAGAAGTATTTGAAAAGATGATGATTGAATATCCACAACTTCATTATAAAAATGATAGTAATATAGACCCTAAGTTACAAAAATATTGCTATGCACTTTTTGATACCATGATTGATCAAGATGAGAATGGAGATAACCGCTATTTATCAGAAGACTACACTTTCTGTAGGCTTTGGCAGAGAATGGGCGGAGAGATTTGGATGGACCCAAATACAAAGCTAAATCACGTTGGATCTTATACTTTTGAAGGTGATTTAAGTAAAATTTTAAATATGGGAAAATAAGATGGGAAAGATTCTATTATTAGGCAGCGGAGAGTTAGGCAGGGAGATAGCAATTAGTGCAAAAAGGCTAGGACACTATGTCATAGCTTGTGATAGGTACTACGATGCACCTGCTATGCAAGTTGCAGATCATGCTATTACGTTTAATATGTTAGATGCAAAACAACTTTCAGAAATAATAGAATCTTACCGTCCAGATTATATCGTTCCAGAAATAGAGGCAATTGCAACAGAGGTATTATTAGAGAAAGAAAAACAAGGATATAAAATAGTACCATCTGCTAGAGCCGTAAATCTTACAATGAATCGTGATAGAATCAGAGACAGAGCTGCCGAACTAGGTATCAAAACTGCTAAGTATAAGTATGCTCATTCATTAACAGAGTTATATGATATTGCAAATTACATAGGGTATCCTTGTGTAGTAAAACCTGTCATGAGTTCTAGTGGCAAAGGGCAGTCTGTAGTTAATTCTGTAGAGGAATTAGCAAAAAGCTGGACTACCGCTATAGAAAATATGAGAGGCAATAGACAAAAAGTAATAGTAGAAGAATTTATAAATTTTGACATAGAATTAACTATTTTAGCTGTAAAACAAGAAGGCTCAGAGACAAAATTTTGTAAAGCTATTGGTCACTATCAAAAAGACGGAGACTATAAGCATAGTTGGCAACCTGCTTTTAAAGAAACTTTTACAGGACATATTATTGAAGCAGACGCTAGAGCAATTGCAAAAACTATCACAGATGACCTAGGCG